AAGTTTGGCTTCTTATAAAGTTGCCCGTATTGTCACAGAATATTTTTAAGTCACCGTCTGTTCCAAACACAATTTCAGAATTGTCACTTAGTTTTATATCATGGTTAAACGTAGCAGTCCCTGCATCAGACATATCAAGGGTGAGGGCTGTAATATTTGCACCACCATCGTTGCCTTGAAACAGTATATCCGCATTGCTAATAAAACTTTCAACAATCATATTGCCTGTGGTATTTGAAATTTTAGCAAATTGTGTTCCACCACCCGTAAAACGAATATCACCCCCAGCGGCATCAAGGATAATATCGGCAGCTACATCAAGCGTGAAGTCACCAGAAGACAGAGCCAGAGTAGTCCCATCAAGCGTGAAGTTATCTACAACCACACCAGCGTTGGCTGTTACAGTAGAATTAAACGTAGCCGCACCTGCCGCAGACATATCAAGAGTGAGGGCAGTTACGGCTGAACCCCCGTCTGAACCTTTAAATATAATATCTGCATCATCAGTTTGGTTTTGAATATCAAAGTTACCACCCGTAACATTCATTTGAGGGGTAGAGTCTAACTTAAATTCATATCTTAAATTACCACTACCGTTAAATTTTATATCATCTCCATCGGCATCAAGGATAATGTCACCAGCTACGTCAATCGTAAGATCGCCACTGGACAGATCAATCTCTGTTCCATCTATAGTGATGTTGTCTACGACCACACCAGCATTAGCCGTGACTACACCTGCAACACCAAGAGTGGATGCCATATCTACAGCACCGTCTATATCAACAACATCTAAGTTTGCTGTACCGTCTACGTCTATGTCACCACTAATATCTAGTGATCCAAAAGAACCTACACCTGTAGTAGTAATATTACTTGAGCCTGTGTCTATTGTGCCAAAGCCACTTGTAATGCTACCACTATTTAAAGCACCAACACTTGTTGCTGCAGTAGTAACAAGATTAGGCATAGCTGTAATCTCGTCATCAAAGTAAGCAGCCAAGTCAGTAACAGCAACTTGCACCATAGTGCCGTTGTCATTCATTACTACTCTGTCAGCATCAACTACAGTAGTAGAAGTAGCTGAAGTACCACCATCAACAATGTTTAATTCTGCTGCTGTAGAAGTAACATTAGTACCACCTATATCTAAAGTAGTTACAGATATTTCGCCAGCAACTGTAACAAGTCCATCTGCAACAGTTATTAAATCTGTGTCATCTGTATGTCCTATTGTTGTACCATTAATTAAAACATTATCAATATCTAATGAGCCACCAGAGATAAGTCCAGTAGTGGTAATAGCACTAGAACCAGTATCAATAGTACCAAAGCCTGATGTAATACTACCTGAGTTAAGTGCTCCTACTGACGTAGCTGCAGTAGTAACTAGGTTAGGCATTGCAGTTATTTCATCGTCAAAGTATGCAGCAAGGTCTGTTACTGCTACCTGTTTCATTGTACCAGCATCATTAAACACAACACGGTCTGCATCTACTACTGTAGTTGCAGAAGCAGAAGTATCACCATCCATAATGTTTAGTTCTGTGGTAGTAACAGTAGCACCATCAAGTATCTCTAGTTCTGCCTCTGCTATGTTTGCACTACCAATTATTACATTACCAGAGAAAGTTACAGACTGATCTGCATTAACTGTAAAGGCAGTACTACCACCTGTTGCAACTGTAATAACATCAGAGCCACTAAATGTAATACTTGTGTTACTGTCTGCATCTCCAAAGATACTGTCTAGTCCTATTGAACCAGCATTAGTAATATTACTGTCACTAAAGTCTATTGTTCCTGTAACATCTAAGTTACCACCTACAGATAGATTACCTGATATATCTACAAGACCATTTATATCAATAGTGGTAGCAGCAATTTGTATTTCTGTATCTGCTACAAGATCAAGTTGACCATCAGCACTAGACTGAATATAAATAGCAGTGTCACGAAACTGTATCTTTTCTGTAGAGGCAATAAGTAAATCATCAGAGAACTCAAAGTAGTCCTCATCTTCCATCCACTTTAGTACACCATCATTACTTTCACCATCAAAGGTTACTGTAATATCTGTGCCTGAAGTAGCATCACCTATTGTAATAGATGTACCTAACAGCTTTGTAATAGGACCACCTTCTGCAGCAGTACCATCATGTGTGTGACCAGAGCTAGAAGCAAAGGCAGCTAAAAGTTGGTCGTATTCGTTATTAAACAGATCAGACGTAATAACGTCTCCGTCTGTAAAAGATGATTGTCTTGTGTATGTAGCACCCATTTAACGTCTTGCTCCTACTTGATATTCTAACTGAAACCCTTTAAGTGAGTATGGTGCAGTTTCACCACCGTCATTTATTCTTAATGCAACAGAAAATCCTGATCCCTCTACTGCCTGTCTTACAAGAGGTTGTGAAGGACCACCAAAAACAAACTGTGCAGCAGAACTAACTGTACTAAATACTGCAGTTCCAAATTGTGCTGCAACTTTAGATGAGTCTAAAGGATATGGTGCTGGTCTTACTGAATCAGATGCTTCGTTATCATAACGTATTAATAAGTCTGCGTCAATAGCTGACTCAGGTTTATAGTTAATAATAACTCTTTGCATATGTTTCCTAATACCAGTGTCACCGAAACTTAAATCAGGACTTCTATATCTAGCTAAGATAGCCACACCATCAAAAGTATTACCAGATTCTTGTCTGTGTATATACCCCGAAAAGTCACCATGTAACACAACTACATTACCTTCAATAACTAAAGTATCTGTAGCTGATGGTTTTATTCCTCTTATTTCTGAAAACTCAAAATTATCTGCTCTTCTAACACAAGCAATACCTCTTGTTATATTATCGCCTTGTCCATCTTTTGTAAAAAATATTCTATACTGTGTCTTGTCTGCTATAACTACACTTTCAAATAAGGTAGCATCTCTAATGTTTTCATCAAAAATAGATTGTACATTCCTAGTAATTGTACCAAGTTCTGTATCACCAATCCTTGCAGTAGCAGCAACAGTTCTTAATCCATCAGGACCAAGAAAGATTAAGTCACCTGCAAATTCCTGTATCGTATCCCCATTGACACAACCAATGTTTCTTGTAACTGGTTCTATTGAGAAGTTAGCTAGTGAAGTACCTGTAAGTTTAAATATTCTGTTTGCACAAAATATAAATAAACTGTCACGAAAAACCTTAAGTCCTACAATAGTATCATCTACTTTAATACTACCTGCACCATCTGCTGAATCAAAACCATCTTCATCAAAAGGCTCACTAAATACTAACTCTGCAGATGTAGTAGATTTACCTGCATAAAACATATGGTTTCTATACGCAGCTACAAATTTAGAACCTGCAACACTACTAGTACTTACATCTGTTGCTGCAATAGAAGTATTAAAGACTGTTGGTGCATTAACACCATCAACAACAATTATTTTATCATTGCCATCAAAGTTAAATCTTTCAAACTTATACTTACTAGCATTAGTTCTACTTGCATCTCTTTCTGTCCAAGACTCAGATACTACATCATTAACAGCATGTAATGCAGCAGTAGTGCTAGAGGTAGCTCTTGTTACACCTGTAAAGGCACTAGCAGTAATTCCTGTGTAAGTAAATATTTCATCATTAATTTGTAGTGTACCACTAGAAGAAAAGCCTGTAGTGCTATCTACCGTAATAGTACCAGAACCTGTCATACCTGTAGCTGAAGCTATCTTAGATGCAAGCTCAGTAGAAGCAGAACTAAATATCTTTTCACCTCTAGCTGCTAATACTTTGTTTGCAAAGTTAGCAACCATAAGTATCTTTTCAGAAGAAACACTTGTCTGAGGTACTATATGATTAACATATTTACGATGACCATTTATTCTTCTGTAGCCACCCTCAATGTCAGGCTCAAAATTTTCTAACTCTAAAGCCTCTCCAGGTTGCATAAGAAAAGTGGACCTGTTTAAAACTAGCCCACCTTCACAGTTAAATGCTGCTGGTTGTACTTGAGAACTATCTGGCATTAAGTAACAACTCCAGAGGTAAAGTTCATAGATGA